TTCTTTTGTATTCTAAAAATTTAGCACCTTCATATGGATTAAAGATAGTAGTAATTAATCTATTATCATCATCTTCATAGTAAGGGTCTATAATTGTAACTGGTGCATTAAAGATATTCTTATCATCTAACCCAAGTTTGTCTGCATAACTATCCATTATCTTAAATGATGCTACTTGTAATGCATGACTAATAAGTCCACTAGCTGCATCTTTTAATACTTGATAACCTGATACATGAGTATGTCCACAAGTAAGTATGTGGTCTTTCCATCCCATCTGAGCTGCTTTTGCTACTCCATGAGCTGTATTCCACATTGAATTACCTTTAAACATATGTCTAGCATTTACTCTTATTTCTTTTCCATTAGGGAATATAAGATTAAGTCTTGCTCCCCATTGTTCATATACACCACTATGTTCTCTCATTATAAATTCTAGTGGGTCACCATCTCCACTCCATACATCATGATTACCTGCTACTAAGTATAACCAATCTACTTGATTAACAAAGTGTTCTGTAAGTCTCCATGATTCTTTTGCAGATGTTGATTGCTGTCCATATAATGCTTGAAGTCTACCTACCCAATTGTTTTGTATATCTCCTAAGTTACCTCCAAACAATCCATCTGTTTTATTAACTAAATCACATAATGAATATATTTCAGCTAAGTCTGTACCATCATCATCTACATGAGGGTCACCAAAATGAAGTATCCCTATAGGTCCCATTTGATTAATTTTAATATTAATTAACTTTCTAGACTTTTTAGCTTTTAGTTTTTGATTGTATTGTTTTTCTCTATGTTTTATTATTTCATCTATAGGTACAAAATCGACTGGTCTTTCTTCTGCTTGGAATGGAGATTTTTCAATAATCTTAGGATTAAGCATTTTTTTATTACAAGCCTTGCAATGCCATCTTTGTCTTTTTTTACCTTTTGCCCAATACTGCCATCCATCTTTTTTTATATTCCTAGAACCACATTTATCACATCCAACTATATTATTGTCCGCATCTTTTTGTATCATATTAAACCTCTTCTTGTTTATTATTTTCTACTAATTCTTTTCTTTCTACTGATTCTAGTTCTTTTGGACTAAAACCTTGAAACATTCCTACTACTCCAATTTCTTTTTGTTTAATTGCATTACCAACTGTACCAATTGCTTTTCCTAATTCTTTAACAGATTGTAATTGTATATTATCATCTTCACTATAATCTGCTAAATTTTTTAATTTTTGTAATATATACTCATGGTCTATACCAAGTTGCTTTGCTACTTCTAAAGCAGTCTTATCTATTTCCATTCGAATCCTTTCTTGTTTAAGTAAAACAGCTGCTTTCTTTTTAGCATTGTTTTTATTTTCTTCATTAAAAGCTGTCATATAAGCCTTAACAGCTCCCATACCAACTACAACATTTGTTGCAAACTCTTTTTCTTTATTAGTAGGCTTAGTACGTTTTCGTACTCTAGACGCTGGGTTTTTGATTGTTTTAGAAAAAGTGTATCTATTAGCATGAGAGCTGAAGTCTGTATCCATAAATGTATTTTCACGATTAAGGAATGTACCTACTATTGTTCTTACCCAACCTTTAGCAAATGTATAATTTTTTCTATCACCATGATGTTTAACACTATGTGATACTTTTAATAATTGTACAATTTTCTTATCATCACTATAGACCCATTCGTCTTGTTTCCCCTCTCTCCAATCTTTTATTACATGAGGAGTTTGTTTTCCTTGTGATTCAAAGTGTTCTGTAAATTCTTTTATATTATCAAAGACATAATAGTTTACGCCTTTAATTGTTCCCTTCTCCAATATTATCCTCTCTTAAATTGCTTACTTCTAAAAATAAATCATCTATTAAATTATTTACTTCTCTAGGAATCATAAACACTTTACCATCTACTTCTATAGGGTCATAACTAGTCATCATACCTTCTAGTATAGATTCTTGTTCTTCTATTGTGAGTAAACCCAACTCTTTTAAAGCAATAGCCATAGTATTCCTTAGCCCGCTACATATATTTTATTATTAACAACAATCAAAACTTTATCCCTTACCCCCCTATAATCCCCCCAATTTAATACAAGTGTCAAGTAGTTGTCAAGCTATGCCCAAGTTGTTTTTCAAAAAAATTGTAGGATTTTGTTATGTGGCCTAACTCAGCTAGTATACCCTTAAATCGGATTATGGAAATTCGATTTTTAGTTAAAAACATAACAGAAAAGGAAGTTAATATGGAACAACTTTGGATTTTAATTGACGACAGCTATGTATCTGTCGACCTAATGATAAGTGAAGAAACTGTGGTCATTGATAACAAATCATTCCACACCATCGAGTTCAACTCAGGATTCAGAAAGTTGGTATCGACTGATGGGGTATCTAAGATGCGTAGGGCATCAGAGAAGGTAGACGCAGTACTGGGAGAGTAATCAATGGGGGGTGATTCCCCCCTTTATCCCACCGTACATGGGCAAACATACACAACCTGCGTACATATATTTAGTGGTGAACGTACATTGTATAGGACTCCGCAGTCTTTTACATACATTTACAAGTAACCACTATCTATCTATCTATATATATACAAGATTTAATAACACTTGGGCATAAACTATAATAACTATAATAGGAGTAAATAATGTTAGACGTACTAATGGCAACAGCATCACTAATAGCAGTTATATCAATATTCTTTCTTTGTTACTTTTTAACACAACTTAATCAGCAATTAAAAAATAACGATGAAGTAATTAATAGATTACAAGGCGAAATCAATGCATTAAGATTAGCACATAAAGCAGCTGCTTCATTAAGAGATAAATATGAAAAAGATATTATTATAAAAAATAATGAAATAAATACACTTAGAGATAGAAATGTAAAACTAGGTAGAAAAATACTTAATCAATAAACAATAAACCACATAACAGAGGAGTCAAACATGACACTAATACTAATACATGAAAACAAATGGTCTTTTAGATACTACAGCAGAATCATAACAGTTACTGCACCAACATACAGCAAAGCAATATCAAAAGTTACAGAAGAGTTACGGAGGCAACATTGAAGTATATATTACTAATATGCTTATTATTTATAGGATGTAAGAAAGAAGGCAACTCATATATAGTCAAAGATAGATTTGGTAAAGAACATAAATACGATATTAATCATTCAGTTGATGAAGATAGTACAACTATATATTGCCAGTTACATTATAAATGGGAAACAATACGACACTATCATACAACTGAGGGTATCAAATATTGGATGCAAACATTAAAATATTTTAAATAAGGAGAAATAAATGGATAAAGATAAAATAACTGAAATATTAGGAGACTTAACTGTATTTGTTGGGTTACTTATACTTCAATCTAATAATTATGATGAGGAGGGAACACATAAAGATAAATTAACATATTCATCAATGATGAGTGAATTGTCTAAAGCATTGGAATTAACACCTGAAGATGTAATAGCAATAACAACTTATGCAGAAAATGATTTACAAAGAAGAATAAATGGAGAAGAAGAAGAATGAAAGGTAGAAGTAAAAAACATAAAACAATAGAAGATTATAATCCTAGATATGGATTAAATAGAAAAGTAAAAAAAAACAATAAAACAAAACGTATCTGTAAAGGTTGGAGCAACTATGGTATGTTAGGATGGAGGTAATAATGGCAATAACAGAAGAACAATTTAAAGAATATCTTAATGTACAAGAAGATGGTCTTTATAATATATTTGACCCTAGAGCAAGAGAAATGACATCTCTTAATAAAAAACAATGGTTGAATATTATTAGTAATTATCAAGTATACCATGATAAGTGGGGTACATCATGATTACAGGATTATTTGATGTTGATGTTGACGAAGATGGCCCGTACATTGTATCATATATACCAGAAAGGAATGCTATGGATACGTCACCTATTAATGATATAGAAAAGAAAATACAATTGCTATGTAAAATTAAAGGATTTAAAGACAGAGACATACAATTTAAAAGTACAAATGGTGATGATAATAATAGAATATTCAAATATGGATATTGGAATTATTTAGATGCAGAGGATATGATATACATACAAGAAAATGCTAATGTTACTTTAGTACCTAGACAATGGGAAGATGAAGATACAGGCAATCTTGTAGCATATGAAATAAAACCAAGATAGTTTTTGTACAACTATACAAGTTAATCTATTGGTATGGCCACCAAGAAATTAACGCAAGTGTCTTTGGTGGTGATACACTTTCCAAAAAGAAAACCACCATTTTTTAGCCTATCATATCTCCTGCGATTCAATGTACCGAAGTCTAGACTAAAAACACTAACAGCATCGGTGTGTTCTTTGAGCGTATACAGTTAAGATTAAATGATAGACTATAGAGAACAAGTAGGTTGTAGCCGTAATGAAGATATCGCCCTACATATTGTTACTCAAACAAGGTCTGCTCTGTACCTTGACACCAAAACAGAGCAAAAATTTATTTAATAATAGGAGGAGTAATGGAAATACAAATAGAAGATTTATTTGATAAATTAAAACATAATTCAGAAAAGTTAGATAATCGTTATAAAGCAATAATTGATATTTGCGATGAAATGGAAAAAACTATACAAGAATTACAATATGATATACATGAATTAGAAGAGGAATTAAAATAATGATAAAATATAGTGAAGAACAAATCAAAGAAGCTGTTGATATAGCAATAGGAGATGATGGATTTAGAGGTAAAGAAGTAATAGAAATATTAAGAGTTTTAACAAAAGAAAGATTTGAAAATAATAAAAGGAGAAAAAGTAATGGGAGCATTTGAAGCAAAAGATTATGCAATAGGTAGGTTTAAAAACGCAGGTGAAGCATATAATAAATTAGTAGAAGAAGCAGAGTATGAACATGGACATGATGGTTACAATGGTACAATATCTACATCAGATGGAATTAAAATGATAACAGAACATCCTAGATACAACACAAAGAAATTTTGGAAGTTTGTAGATAAAACAATGGATGGTACAAAGTTTGATAGATGGAATTGTATTGAGCTTAAAGGAGCATCTTTAAAAAAAGCAAAAGAAGAATCAAACTTAAAAGGTAAAAGAAATATAAAAGCATTTTTCTTTTGGGGGTTAGCAGCATCATGAAAATATGTAGATTACAAATAGACAAACAAAATAGAATAACATTACCAAAATCATTTCTTGATGCAAATAATATATCTCCAGGCCAATGGGGGTTTATGACTGTAATAGTTGGTAAACATCGCTCTGTAAAACTTACATTTGAGTCCAGAACAGAAAGAAAATCAAGAGAAGAATATTTAGAAATTGATTCTAAGCCTTGATATTGTTAAATTTGCGGGGAGAAAAGGAGTAAATTATGAGTAAAATATCACAGATATATCATGATTATTTAAAACATAAAGAAGAACAAAATGCTATAAACAGAGATAAAGTTGCTGGGTTTCATGCATCAGCAACTGGTTCATGTTTTAGAAAACAAATGTATTCTTTTTATAATTATGATTCATTGCCAAAAGATGAAAAATCATTAAGAATATTGAGATTAGGTACAATAGTTCATAAAGATGTTGAAGATGCTATGCATCATTATATAAAAACAAATGTAAAAGAAATAATAGATAATAAATTATCTGTGTTTTCTGAACATAAAATAAAAATACCAGAGTTAAATATTGTTGGAACATTAGATATTGCAATGTACAATAGTGAAACAGAAGTATTAGATATATATGATGTTAAAACAGCAGCTGCTTATACATGGCAAAAACATTTTGGAAGAAAAGACAACAGACAAGAAAATGCAAATGAAAACTATAAATTACAATTAGGTACATATGGTTTAGGTATGCAATCTCAACTTAGTCCAAAAAAAACTAATCTTCATTTGTTTTGGTATAATAAAAATACAAGCATGATAAGAGAAACAATTGTACATCCGCAATGGATAGATAAAGCATTTGATTATTGGACAGAATTAAATGAATTATTTCAGGAATATCAAGAAAAGTTTGTTGATTATTTAGAACCTGGAATAGAATATGGAGTTCCTTTTGAAGATTGGGAATGTAAATATTGCCAATACGAAAGTATATGTCCAAGTACAATAGCACAAAGAAACGTAAGAAAACCAAGAAAACCTAGAAAGAGGAGAATATAAATGAATG